ACACTATAAGCTCAGCTACAAACTTAAACTCTTCAGCTCTATTTATTGGAAGCGGTGGAGATGTAACTGTTATACTATCAGGGGTGGTAGGATCTTCAGGATCTGGACTACCTACAGCCGGTGAAGCTGTTACTTTTAAAAACCTATCAAATGGTTGTTTTTTACCTGTTATAGTTGATTATGTATTAGCTACGGGAACTACAGCTGCTGATATTATAGCTATAAAGTAATATGGCTTTAGGTACAAGCTTAGGTATAGACTGGTGCGGTTGTAGTGGCGCCTCTGGAGTTACTTGTAATGAAGTAACTACATCTGGAGGTGAAGGAATAACAGATGATACTATAGCATTAGATCCAGCTGGAGGCGTTATAACTATAATGTTTAATCCACAAGGTGTTCCTGATAAGTTAGAAATATATCACGGAAACCCAATAACGGGTACTAAAGTATCTACATCTGGTATGACTACTGTTAACGCTGGTCCTTTTGATAATGTATATGGCACTGTTTCTACTGGCAACGTAATACCAACTGTAGTTCAAACAAACACTGTAGATCAATTTATAGGAACTAGTAAAGGCACTGTTCCAACTAGAGCAGCAGCTTATACAGCTGAAACAGGTATAGCGAATCCATTAGTGGCTCCTTACCAACAATTAGTATGGTGGGTTTATACAGCTGCTGATTACCAAAACGGAGTTTTTGTAAACATTAGAGTGACAGGACCTAGCGGAACAAAGTGGGATTATCAAAGATATTGCGAATAGCGTAAAATACATAAAAACAAGTAACTATATAAATATAATTAAATCAAATTAAGTAAAATGGCAAAAATTACAGACAAACAATTAGAAGACATTAACAAAGGTCAGAAGGAATTAATGACAATTGTTAATCAAATAGGTATTTTAGAATCTCAAAAACATAGTTTGTTACATCAGGTAGCAGATGCTAATAAAGTTGTAGAAGATTTAAAAGCTGAACTCGAAAAAGAGTATGGAGCTATTGATATCGATCTAACAACTGGAGAATACACTGAGGTTAATAAAGATGAGTCTAATCTTAAAAAAGCTTAAGATGTCTTCAATTGTAAGAAAAATAAGTATTGGTTCTGACTACAAAAATGATGCAATGCATTACTCTGTAGGTCAACAAGTTTATGGAGGTCACGAGATTTCACATATACTTCTTGACGAGTCTGATAACTCTTACAATATTCACATTAAGAAAAACAACGAGGTGATGCCATGGAAGAAATTTAATTCTCACATGGCAATATCTGTTGAATATGACTTAGAGTATTGAAAGCTTTATATGACTTTATAGTAGAACCATTAGGTGAAAAATACAGTAATAAAATAACAATAGCCGGTAAGGAGTTAGTTGTAAATACAAAGATTGAAGATTTCAAGTTTGTTAATAGACTAGCTAGAGTGGTAGAGACACCTCAGGCTTTTAATACTGATATTGATGTTGGTGATATAATTGTTATACACCAAAACGTGTTTAGAGTATTCTACGACATGAAGGGAAGAAAAAAGAAAAGTAGATCTTGGTTTAAAGATGAGTGGCATTTTTGCGCTATAGATCAAATTTACTTATATAATAAAGGTGACAAATGGAGGTCCTTTGGAGACAGATGTTTTGTTTCACCAATAAAAAATACAGAGTCTTTAACGCTAGATAAAGAAAGAAGCCTTGTTGGTATATTAAAATATGACAATAGCTCCTTAAATGCGCTAGGAATTAACTCAGGAGACTTAGTTGGTTACACGCCAAACGGAGAATGGGAGTTTTTAATTGACGGAAAAAGATTATACTGTATGAAATCTAATGATATCGTAATTAAATATGAATACCAAGGAAACGAAGTTGAACATAATCCAAGCTGGGCAGAGAGCAGTTGAGGAGTTGATCAAGGTGGCTAAAGAAGCTATTGTTGATTCAGATGACGATATATCAGCAGATAGATTAAAGAATGCTGCAGCTACAAAAAAACTAGCTATATTCGATGCTTTTGAAATATTGAATAGAATAGAAGCTGAAGAGAACTTGTTAAACGAAAAACCTGTAGAAGTAAAAGAAGAAAAGTCTTTTAGAGGATTTGCAGAAGGGAGATCTAAATAATGTACGAGCAGACTTTATATAAAATACTTAAAGACCACGTTAAACCTAAAGTTATAAAAAGAACTAATAGGTATAAGAAATGGGAGTACGGTTACAACCAAGAACACGATATGGTTGTTATAAGTAAAACCGGAGAAATAGGTGAAATTTATGAAATACAAGATTTAAAAATAGCTTTGCCAAAAGCTGAAAATGTACATACATTTGAAGAAGACAGGTGGAAGCACACTGAATACCCAAAGGAACTTAGTAAAATCAAATCAGTATTTGATTGGGAAGAATACCCTTTGGACTTTAAAGAAAAATGGTATGATTACATTGATGAAGAATTTAATAGAAGAGAACAAGGCTTTTGGTTCTATAATAAGGGCTTGGCTACTTACATTACTGGTACTAACTATATGTACTTGCAGTGGAGTAAAATTGACGTCGGGCAGCCAGACTTTAGGGAATCAAACAGATTATTCTATTTATTCTGGGAAGCTTGTAAAGCCGACCCGCGCTGCTACGGGATGTGCTACCTTAAAAATAGACGGTCAGGTTTTTCATTTATGGCAAGCGGGGAAACGGTTAACCAAGCAACAATATCTACAGATGCACGCTTTGGTATACTCTCGAAGTCTGGACCCGATGCAAAGAAGATGTTTACTGACAAAGTTGTCCCAATATCAGTTAACTACCCCTTCTTTTTCAAGCCAATCCAAGACGGTATGGACAGACCAAAGACAGAGCTCGCGTACAGAGTACCAGCGTCAAAGTTCACAAGACGTAAGCTTGACTCAAACGAGAAACTACAAGAGATCACAGGTCTCGATACCACGATCGACTGGAAGAACACAGGGGACAACTCGTATGACGGTGAAAAACTAAAACTACTAGTACACGATGAAAGTGGAAAGTGGGAAAGACCAACAAATATATTAAACAACTGGAGGGTAACTAAAACTTGTTTAAGGTTAGGCTCTAGAATTATAGGTAAGTGTATGATGGGATCAACATCAAATGCTTTAGACAAAGGAGGCGATAACTTTAAAAAATGCAC